CGTTTTACCGCCTGATCGTGATATTGTCAGTCCTGCGTCATACGCACTTGTTGCCGTGGTAAAAAGGGTTATTCGTGTTTGACCTGCTGTCGTTCCATCGTGTCCAAATAGGCTAAGTGATCCGTCTGCTAACGTAAAGCCTTTACCATATCCAACGCCAGACGCCTGACGCACATCGCTCCCCATAACGGAAGACGCGCCAAAACTTATTTCCCGGCCAGTAGACCCATAAGCGACCGCAAGGTTTTGCGCCCGAAAACCAGATGCCATCATCGCCGTTACATAGTCATAGTTCGCGTTAAGCGTATATCTAAGTTTAATCTGGTCGGAAGTTGCGGAAGACGTCTCAATGTTGATTAATCCGTCTGTGATCGTCAGCGCACCAGTGTCGAGATTCCACGAATTCTTTCCCGTGGTGTCGCTGATGATCCCAGCTCGAATCACGTTCGCGTTCAGCGTTCCTGTCGTAATGTAGTCCGCAACAAAGTTCCCGTCTATCGTCCACGCCGTGTTGAACGGGCCATTATAGCCGCTCGTTGAAAAGCCTATACCATTCTGATTGAGCCTAAGGACGTTCACCGCTGTAGCAGGATCATCCGTGTCCATTATAAGGATTTCATAAGGTTTCCCGTCGGCGTCACTGTTCATAACAACATAGCCGCCGTTTGCGCCCGTAATCATATCCGTAGTATGAGAGACAGCCTCTGCGAGTGCGCTCGGGATGCTCTGTGTAAGCGTGTCCTTTAGCGTTTTTGTCGTTGCGGTCATCTGATTCATAACCTGCTCAAGATTGCTTCTAACGCTCCCGACCTGCACGGAGGTGTACTTTTCGTTCAGGCAATCATAGGTCGTGCTGACGATTCTCGCTGTTGCTGATACGGACAGCGGTTCATAGTAAATCTCAATCGTGTCGCCGAGATTTACAGTCTCGAGCAAGGCCATTCCTTCATACTCGGTGTACTGAGCAAGATGCTCAAAGTTCACCTTCAGGTTTATGTTCGGAACACCAAGGCTGTTGTTGGAAATATATGCCGTAGCCGCATCACGCAATTGCTCTACCGTAGGAGCTTCCTCAAACTGTTCCGTGAAGTCCCTAACTATCGTCCTTCGGAATGCGTAAGAATCGGCATAAGCGCCCTGCACAACTACTTCAGGGAGAACAACAATGCCGCCGTCCATTCCTTCCCAATAAGGGCATACGCCCGTTACAATAGGTGCGAAATCTTCCGTCTGCTCAATACTCGTTATGTTCTTCCCGTAGCGGAGCTGTACTCCGTTTTCAGCGCCCCGCTTGTCCCAAAGTCTTACCGTGTACCCGTCAAACTCGTATTCTCCGCCGTACACATCCAATATCGAGCCTTCCATGCCGCCAAGGACGTTTCCTAACGACGCAGGTCTTGTCAGCTTAAAGTTCGCCGTTGTGTTCTTGTTTGTCCAGAACGTAAACGGGTTCGCTTCGGCAAGATGTTGCGGTAACTGGTAAAACACATCAACCGCAGAAGCCGCCGTGAACGCAGTAACGGGGATATACTTCGCTCTCTGCATTCCACCGTGTCTTGCGTAGATTGTAACAAGACCGTTCAGCGGCTTTGTGATTTGGTAAATCTGGTACGGCTGTGCGCTTTTACGATACTCAGGTTGAGCGTAAATGATCCTGTCATTCTTGATGTCCGCGTAACGTATTCCGTCACTCGGGTACAAAAGAACAAGCTCGTCTTTACCGTTTAGAGCCCTGGAAACGCTTACAGACACAGCATCGCCAAGAGCGCCAAGCCCCTGATTTAAAAATGCTGTTTCGTTAGACTCATACAAAATCGGTATCATAATTCCCACCACCTCGGGGTAATATCGACCTTGAACACGTCACCGTCAAAGTCAATTCCAGTATCGCCAGTTCCAAGTACAGGGAAGCCGTTGCTTCCGAGGATGACATTATTGTTCTTGTTCACAACTCCATTATAACAGTTCATCGTCTCGCAATCAATATAAATGTCACCTTCATCATTATTGATATGTATAATCTGGTTCCCTATCGTAACCGTTCCTGCGCCGTAATCGCTACAGCGTACACGTATCAGCGGCCTGCTTTCAAACGGGGTTGGATTTGTGATAACTCCCGAACTCGAAAACGCCTGTGCTTCCTCACCTGACTTCAAAAACCTCTGCGGCTTGCAGTCGAACGTTATCTGCGCCTTGCCTGTCGCGTTGTATGCTGAGGTCTCAAAAGTGATCGTGTCTTCAACACGTGCCATGCGGTAATGATTTGGATGGTACGTGTCTTCAAGCCGCTTGTAACCGATTGCCGACAACAGCCAATTCCTTACGGACATTGCCGTTTCAACAAAGTCGTTCATAGCAACTACGTTGTACGCAACCTGTACATTCAGAAATCTACCGTTGTCACGCACAAGGTCGCCGTTCCGGCCGGGTACAGAAACCTTTGTAACGTCACGCTGAGGCGAGTTAAACGTATTCTGACCGCCTACATACAGGCCAATTGTTTCTGATGATGTTCCGTTGAATGTAAAGCTGTTCATGCCCATACCGCCTGTTCTTGTGCATAGCCGAATGCAATCTTCTGGCTGATTATTTCAGCCAATTCGTTAACATCCTGCCCCTCTGCGCCGTATACGTTTATAACAACGCCCCTGCTCTGAGCCGTTCTTGCGTTGCCTGTAGCCGTAAAGTCAAAGTCCCTGTCAGTTGCGCCGAAAACATCTTCCGCCATGTTTGATGCTTCGTCCACAGCCAAATCAGCGTAATCACCGATACCTTTTGCAAGACCTCTGTCGAGCATTTCACCGATTCCTGCAAACACTTTCGACGGGGACTTTATTCCGAAGAAGTTCTTTATGCTCTGCACAACGCCGCCGAAGAAACCGCTTATCTTCTCCCGTAGCCACTCCCCTACATTCGAAATGCCCTGCCACAAGCCCTGAATCAGCTGCCCGCCTGCAGTAATCAACTGGGGAATAGCCCCTACAATGCCGCCGACAATCGCTGAAATAATCTGCGGTAACTGACGAACAATCGTCGAAATGATCTGCGGAAGGTTCGTAACTAACGACGTGAGCAACGTAACGCCTGCCTGAATTATGCGTGGAATCATACCAGTTAAGGTACTCACCAACGATGTTATAATCTGCGGCAATGCGGCTGTGATTGTCCTGATAATCAGAGGAAGGTTGTCAATCAATGATGTGAGCAATGTAACGCCCGTTTCAACAATCTGCGGTATCATTCCAATCAGTTTATCGGAAATGGATGTTATAATGCGTGGCAAAGCCGTTACGATTGTCGTTATAATGTACGGAAGATCTTCAATCAGTGCAACGAGCAATTTTATGCCAGTATCAACCAACTGCGGTAACATTCTCAAGAGTGCGTTTACAAGGTTGTCAATAATGACAGGAGCTTGTTCAATTAACTGCGGGATTGCCGCAATCAAGCCCTCTGCAAGCGCCGCGATTATTTGCACAGCTGTGTCTATGAACATCGGAAGGTTTTCGATAATAAAATCAACCAGATTGTTCAGAACCTGCAATGTAGTGTCAATAAGTAGCGGAAGGTTCTCAATAACAGACTGCGCCAACGTAGTTATAATCGTTAGGACTGTTTCCAACAGCGATGTAAGCGTTTCGGGGTTCGACAGCATCAAAGCTATTTCCGTTATAGCCTGTGTTACACTTTCTAAAAGCACGGGAAGATTCTCAATAATTCCGTTACCAATTGATTGAAGTATTGACAACATAGATTCAAGCAACAGTGGAAGGTTTTCAATCAGCGTCGTCGTAATAAAATTGATCATTTCAACACCCGACGTTGCAAGGACGGGCAGGTTTTCAGTTATAGACTGAACGATAACAGGAAGCAAGGTCTGACCGATTCCAGACAATTTCTGCAGGCCACTGTTTATGTTCGCAAGGACTGAATCAAAACCAGTTTGCAAGGATTCCTGCGCTCCTTCTTCTCCCACGATAAGGCTTGTGAAGCCTTCCATCAAGGAAGAAAGTCCGGGTAACATATCAGACGTAATCCCGCGCTTTATCCCGCTGAACGCCGTTTGCATGTCCTGCAAGCTGTCCTGAAAACGTGCGGCGCTTTTTACCGCACTCCCGGAAAGAACGCCGCCGAGCTCGTGAACTCTCTTTCGCATAGCCTCCGTGTCTTCAGCGGATGTATTAAGCAGTGCGCCAAGCTCCGTTGCGCCTCTGCCGAGCAACTGACTCGTGATGTATGTCCTTTCGGTTCCTTCTTCCATCTCCTGAAGCGAAGAAATAACCTTTGAAAACAAGTCCTCCTGCGACAGCTTTGTAAGTTCCTCTGAACTAATTCCAAGTTTTTCAAAAGCATCGCTTCCCGTTTCAACTGCGCTTGAAAGAGTCTTCATTGACGTGCGGAGGCTTTCAATGGATGTTCCGCTGTGCTGTAATATGGCATCCCATTCCTGATATGCTTCAGCGGATATACCCATCTTTTGTGACGCCTTGTCAATATTATCCCCATACGAAGCGACGTCCGATGCGCCCTTTACTAACGCACCACTAAGAGCGGCGCTTGCGCCAGCAACCGCCGTAACTGCCCCCGCTGTTACGCGAGAAGCCGTTTGCAATCCGCTCTTCAACTTATCACCGAATGTCGCTGTTTTCTTTTCAGCTTCGTTCATCTCATCCTCGTACGGTTTTGTGTCAAGAGTGAGAGAAGCAAACAACTCAAATAGATTCATTTTCACCTCCAAGCTTATTCAGCCTGTCGCTGATCCCGCTGATTATATCCTCCGCAGTCCGCTTTTCTTCTGGCTTGAACAAATCAGCATATCGGACGTTAAGACCTCCCAAAACCTTTAACCCATCTGTTACATATACACGATACGCCCAGTCACGCCTGTATGCTTCATAACGTGCCTGAGCGTACCTAAGAAACGCTGTAATATTTACTGGGCCTCGGTAATCACCGATGCAGAGCCAGATGAGGTCTGGGTCTGACTCTGTAAGCCAAAAAGGCTCATAAACTCTTTATCCGATGCAAGCTTTACCGTGTCCATTAGCAGTGACGCCGCGTTGCATTCATATTCATCGACTGGCGTTTCACTAAGGATCGCGAAAATCTCAATTACGTCTTTCGGGCTTTCCGAAAGAACTTTTGAGAGGAAATCAATCGCAGTGCCTTCTGGCTTTTCTCCTTTGTCCCTCATTTTTAGAACGATTCGGGATATTGGGCTTAGAAGCTTTGCGACAACAATTACACCATCCTCATTTTTAAACTCTGATAGCAATTTCATTATGGTGTCCCTTCCGCAGAGTAGAACTCCATCGGCATCACGCTCTGTGCGTTAATTGATACGTGTCCCGTAATCTCAAGGCTGATCTGCCCCTTGCCGTTCTTCGTGGTCTGCAGGCTGAAGCCGCCAGTAGACAGGGCGTTCATGATTTTCACGGCTACAAAGCCGCCGTCTGCCTTGTCGCCTACCCACCAAAGGTCAGCAAAGTCAGTCTGAGCAAGGTCTCTTCGAGGGACAATTTTAGACGTGTTTGTGCCATCAATATCTGCCGCGCCAAGTGCAAGCTTGATAAGTTCAGGGCTCGTTCCAAGGCCGGTAGTAGACAACGTGCATTCCCAACCGTCAAGATGCTTTAGCTCTTTCATGTTGTTCGGGACGTTGTCGATATCCTCACCATAGTCGGAATATGTCGGAACACAAGACACCTGAATGCCTCCAGTCGTAGCGCAAACAATTGCACTGTCAGGCGGAGCAGTAGGTGTAGCAGGGTCAAAAGTTTTGAGCAGAACGCCAGCATCCGTCTGTAATGCGTCAAAGGTGTTCTGCGGAATAACAGTAAATTTTCCCATTTTTCACTCCTTAGTTGGCGGAAAAATACTCCACCATAATGTTCAAATAGATACGGCGCACCATATCATTTTCGTCTGTCATTCGCTGTGCGAATGGAGTTCCCATAGTAATATATACTCGGCCTCCGTCGAAAGGGATAGCAGACGGATACATCTCGGATATTGCAACGGCTACATCGTATGTTTTTTTGCTTAACCGTTCCCACGATGTGCCGTAGTCCCACAAAGAAGCGTACATGGCCAACGGGCGGTCGAGACTGTCCATGATAACGTTGTACGTTATTCGTGGATAAGTAGCATCATCAGGGACAGTCCCTTCGTCATATGCAGGCCACCCGAACCCTGACCAAAACGCATGAATTGCTTGAGCTTTATCCATTTGGCAAGCTCCATTCCTCGGCAGTCACCTGACGCATATCAAGCGTTGC